GCGGCCAAAACCGCCGTGTCCTGTCAGCGCGTAGACCTTTCCGCTTTTGGTACACTTGTAAATTTGTGCAGTTACATCCACACCGCTGCCGTTCGGGTCGTACTGCGCTTTTGTCATAACTGCCGTGCCCGCGTTCAACTGGTTCAGCTCCGAACTGACAGCGGAAATCATTTCATCGACTGCCGCCTGCATGACGGATGTGCCGATGCCAGAAAACTTGCAGTAGACATACCCGCACAGATCAGCGTCGGCGCGGCGGTCTGTAATCATGGATGCCGTAATGGCGGTAGCGCCTGCGGGAATCCGCACATGATACAGGCACAAATCGTATGCGTCGGCATCACGGGTGCAAGCGGGGGCCGTCGGATTGATGGCAGGCGTGCCGGGTACGACAACCGCGTGAATGTCGCGGGAATTGACATCCCGCCGCAGCATGACTGCATCAATGCGCGCCAGCGTGCCGTCAGCATAGCCGAATGTAAGCGTTAAGGGGCTGTCGTTCTGGTAGTGGTAGCCATTTACCAGAGCGCGGCCCGCGCCCAGTGCGGCGGTCATAGCGCCTGCCGGGGCAAGCGTCAGATCATCACTTTGGCACACGCCGGAATGAAACAGCGCATCGGTGATCGCGGCAATGTGGGCTGTTTTGTACTTCCTGTCGCCGCCGGACGACGGAAAAAAGCCGCTCCATTCTCCCATTTAGATGTCCTCCAAATTCAAAGTTTCGGATTTTGTTTTGCCCGTCACCGGGTAGATCGTGACACTGCCTTTTTCATAGACTTCTTCAACCTCGGTAACACGTTCGTTCATGGTGATGCCAATACTGGAATCGCCTGTTGTAACGATGTCGCCCAAGTCCCAATCCTGCATATAGGCGAAGTTCTCAATGTTCACGGCAGTGCCCGTGAAAGATTTCGTTTTGATGTGGTCGAACAGGCCCCAACCACATTGTGTTTTCAGCTCGTTCAGATAGGCCGCTTCGGTTTTGTCATCGGGCGTGATGCTGGACGCATCCACAAAGCAGACGCGCTTGCGCCCGCCGTTGGAACGGTCAATACAGGCAACCTTGCCGTCACTGCCGCGCGCATAGGCTACATTGCAGTAGTCGGATTCGTCAAAACTGTATTCCGGGTCGATGAAGTTCTGAAATTCATCGGTGAAATACACAATGTTGTTGTCGGTCTGATCGGCACTTCGGTCTGTGCCTTCGTACACTTGGAAGGTAAATTTTTGATTTTCGGAAAACAGCAGCCGAAAACCCAGTCCGTAGGCTTTCGCAACGGCGGTCATGGCTTTCAGCGTGTTTTTGAAGTCCAACTGAATCGTGATTTCTGCGCCGCTGGGTAGTGCCGTTTTGTCAACGACCAGTTCGGGCACGGATTCGCGGGCATCTTCGGCCAGTTGGCAAAGGATTTCGGCAGGCGTGCCCGTGAAGGATTTCGTTCCGATGACATAGGCCATCGAAAAATATATTTCAAGCATCCGCGCATTGGCGGTGATCTCGCCGCCTTTGGTTTTGATGCCCATAATGCGGGCGGATTCTGTGTAACCTACCCTGCGCAGGATAACGCCCGCTTTGATGGCGGCAAGGTTTTCTTTGGTAGCGGGCAGATGCAGTTCAACTTCTCCGGCAGTCCAATACTGTCGCCGCCAGCGCAGGGATGTGTAGAAGTCAATGGTTCCGATAAATTCGCCGTTTTCGCGGTAGGCATACAGTTCCATAGGCTACACCCCCCAGAATACCGGTGTGCTGGACATAACAACATCCAAATTGTCAACGCCGCTTTCCGCATCATAACGGAACACATTGCTGCCGGGTTCGACCTGCAACCATGTTGAACCGAATACCCACATGTTATTTGCGCCTTTTTCCACGCCGTCCGATTTTAGCATGATTCGTTTGTTTTTGAATCCTGTCGTGACGGTCAGGACATCGCCCGCGTGCATCTGACAGCGGATTTTGAATCCCTTTTGACTGCGCACTTCAAACAAGCTGGGGTTCGTCACGGTTCCTGTTGCAATGAATTGCACTGTCAAACCGCGCGCAACATTACTTGCATTCTCAACGGCAACAGCCAAGTTGGCACGCTTTGTTGTCATTTCAAATTCTTCGGCAGGCAGTTCAAGCACATCATCGGGAAATTCAATCAGGCCATCCCACACCGCCATTTCAACGCGGTCATCGGTAACTGCCTTGAATTTCGGGTCGGGGCACACCAAACTGATTGTAACTTCGCGCTGCTGGCCTGTTGGGTCAACATGGACAAATTCGGGCTTGTAGTCAATTTTGCGCGTGATGCCCTCATCTGTCACATACAGTGTACCGGTCTCACCGCGCGGGAAATAGCTGTATAACTTTTCCCGCATAGCTTGAATGTTATCCTTGACCCAGCAGTAAATTACAATGTTGCGCTTCGCGGCTGTGCTGGACTTGTAATGTTCACCGTCCTGATCGTTGCCCTTTTCGGTATCAACGTCAAAATCAGAGCTTGTCAGACCGTCCACACCGTCCAGCCAGAGCGGCCAGCGGTAGCCGATTGTGATTTTCTCGCCGCTGCCGTTATCACAGACAAGCAGGAAGTTTCGCACTGTATCACCCCTTTATTTTGGAAATCAAATCGCGGGTTGCAATGCGGGTCGCCCGCGCCGTCTCTGCGGGGGATACCGGGTCGGGGCTTGTCACATTGATGGTCTGGTTGTAGTTGATGGTTTTCGTGGTGGGAACCGGGGCAGCACCTGCGCCTGCAAGCTGCGGGCCGTTTACCATGATCGCCATTCCTGCGGTGATGCCGTCAAGGGTCTTTTGCAAGTACGGCATGGCACTGCGCATTGCATCAGCGTAACCGTGGATGAAGTCCACAGGCCACTTTTCGTAATCGCGCAGCGGCCCTTCATCGGGACGGGAAAAATGCAGCAGACTGCGGATGTCATCGGCCAGACCGCGCACATTGTCCACAACAGCGCTTGCCGCATTGGCGATGCCCTTTGCAAATCCGTTGATGAAATCCTTGCCCCATCCAAGCGCCTTTTCGGGCAGCGCCTTGATGAAGTCCACAGCCTTGTTGATGCAGCCTGTAGCAGCACTGTAGACTGTGCCGGCCATGCCCTTAATTGCATCGGCCATGCGCTGGAACATTGTTCGGCCCAGCGTTGCCAGCGTGGACGGCAGAGCGCAGAAGAAATCAAGAATGCCGTTCCAGATGTTCTGTACGGTGGTGCTGATTGTCTGGCACAGGCTGGAAATCGTGGCAAGGAATCCATTCCACGCGGCGGTGACAGCGTTGCCGATGGCGGTCATGGTAGACGACAAGAACGTCTTGATTGCGTTCCAAATCGCCTGTACGGCGGTGCTGATCGCATTGCACACGGTGCTGATAATCGTCAGCAGGCCGTTCCATTCTGCCTGTAAAAAGCTGACAATGGCCGACATGACACCGCTGATAAATGTCTGGATGCCGTTCCAGATGCCGGAAATCGCTTCCGACAGTGCGGACAGAATGTTGGAAATATCACTTTTCAGCGCGTCAAAATCGCCGGTGACTAAATCGCAGATGATAAGGACAACGCCCAGCACAGCGGTCTTGATGGCGTCCCAGATGCTTGTAAAAATCTGCTGGATGCCCTCAAAAGCCGTTGTCACGCCATCGCTGACAATGTCCCACGCATTTTGAAGCGTTGTTGTAATGACGGTGACGACGGTTTCAACAATGGCTTTGATGCCGTCCCAAGCCGTGGTAAAGATTGTCTGTATTGTTGTCAAGGCAGTCTGCACGGCGGTGGTGATTCCCGTCCATGCGGCCTGCAATGTGCTGGCGATGGCAGATACGACGGTGGAAACAACGGTCTGAATCGCATTCCATGCAGTAGAAAACGCCGTTTGCAAAACAGTAAACAAATTCTGCACTGTAGTGATTGCGGTAGAAACAGCGGATTTTATAGCATCCCACAAGCCAATCCAGAAATTGCGGAACGCTTCGGATTTGTTCCAGAGGGTGACAAACCCGGCAACCAGTGCCACAATGCCCGCCACGACCAGTACAAACGGGTGTTTGGCCAACAGGCCAAACAGCCCCGAAACAGCGCCCTTGACCTTGGCAACGGCGGAAACAATTTCGGGTGCGGCTTTCAGCGCGCCGCCGATGCTGGATGTCAGATTGCCAATAAATATCAGTACAGGCCCCAGCGCGGCAATTAGGCCGCCCACGGTCAGGATGATTTGCTGTGTGGATTCATCCATACCGCTGAATTTGTCCACGATGCCCGTCACGGCTTTGATGATTTGCGTGATGCTTGGCAGCAGCTTGTCCATCAAGTCGATCAGGGCGTTTTTGGCTTCGTTCAGCGCTTTGGCAAATTTCTGCTTGGTGGTGTCGGTGACTTTCTGGAACGCTTCATCTGTTGCCTTGCCGCAATCCTGCATCTGGGTCAGCATTTCGTTGTAGTCTGCACCGTCGTTACGGGCAAGAACCATTGCGGCAGAACCGGCTTCGACACTGCCGAACATGTCTTTCAGGGTCTTACCGTCTGCTTCGGCGGCATCGGACAGCATGTTCAGGATGTCGGATGTGGAATCGCCCTCGGCTTTCAGATCGGCAAAGCCTTTGCCCGTCAGTTCGCGCAGGGTGGTGTCGGTGATGCTGCCGGACTTTGTAAGTTCGTTCAGCATGGATTTTAAGTAAGTGCCGGATTCTGCGGTGGCAATGCCGTTCTTGGTAAGCAGCGCGTAGGCAGACGAAAGCTCGGTCATGTCATAGTTGGCCGCAGCGGCCACGGGAATGACCTTGCCCATGCTGGACGCAAGTTCGTCAACGGTGGTTTTGCCCAAATTCTGCGTGGTAATCAGCAAATCGCTGATCTTGGTTGCATCCTCTGCTTTCAGCTGATAGCCATTGATGGCTGTTGTCATAACATCAACGGCTTTTGCGGCATCGGTAAAGCCGCCCTTTGCCAATTTGACCGCCGATGTGGTGAAATCAATAGCATCGGCAGCGCCCACACCGGCAGAAATAGCGCTGTACACAGCTTCGGAAAAATCGTTGACGGAAACGCCCGTTTCATTGCTGGCGGTCATGATGTCGGCCTTGTACGCTTCAAAGTCGGCGGACGATGCGTCCAACAGGGTGCTGACCTTGGCGAAAGCATCTTCAAAGTCTGCGGCCAGCTTCAAGCCGACACCGCCAACACCTGCCACGGCGGCAGAGACAGGGGCAACGGCTTTGCCGACGGCAGATATACCGCTGCCCACTTTCTGCATTTTATCGCCCACAGCGGCCAGCTTTTGGGCGGCTGTGTTCGATTTATTGTAAGCGTCGGTCAAATCATCAATGCGTTGCTTTGTCTGTTCGATTTCGGCGCACAACTTGCGGTATTCCGCTTGTTCTTCTTCCGTGCCGTTCTGCATCGTCTTACTGCACTGTTCTTTTGCTTGGGTAAGTGCTGCAAGTTTGTCTTTGCTTGCGGCAATTTCCTTTGTCAAAAGTTCCTGCTTTTGGGTAAGCAGAACGGTATTGCTTGGGTCGAGTTTCAGTAGGCGGTTCAACTTGCCGATTTCGGTAGCCGAACTGTTTACTTTCCTGTTCAGTTCATCCAGCGCCGTGTTGAAATTTTTGGTATCGCCGCCAATCTCGACGGTGATACCTTTAAACCGGCGCGGGGTGTAACCTCTAAAAGCCAGTATTCAACAATAATCGGTATTTCGCCTGTACGCCGTGCGATGCCGTCCAGATAGCGGCTTTGTATCGCCCGAGAAGTTAATATTCCGTCCGTTGTAAATAAGGCTTTGTCGAAAAGTCCTAAAGACACGCACAGATCAACGATTGCCCGAACTTGGGTTGACTTCAACCCGCCGCCCAGCTTGCGCGCTGTCGATGCGGCGTTGTCATATCCCCAGCGGTAGAAATAACCATCGGTGGCGTAGGCTTTTTGGCACAGGGCAAAGTAGACATAAAAGCCCGCCGGGCCTTGTGCATCAATCAAGTTGTCAATAGAGGTGTCGTTTTCGAGAACGTCCACATCCCACGTCGAATAGTTCAGATTCCGCTTCGGCGGTCTGCCCATTCGTAATACCTCCGTGGGTGGATGTTACCCGCAAAACGCGCCGTCAGCGTCATACAGCGCAGGATTCGCGCGGCGGTCACTCCATCCGTACTTGATGCCAGCTTCAACAGCAGCGGCCTGCGCGGGCGTGGCCGTGCCGTAACACTGATTCATGGTGCGGCATACCGTGCGACGAATTGCCAGTAGTGCGGCATCCTCTGCATCCACTGCGCAGAGCGGCGCACCTTTCACGCAATAGTAGGTATTGTCACCGGGGTAGACCTTGGCGGGCCGTCCGCAGTCGTATGGGTTGGGAACATAGGCGAACATCGGCATTCCGGGAAACACACTGGGGAACATATCGCCGATGCAGGCTTTCGGGGTTTTGGTGGTGGTGTCCATCTTGCAATCCTCCTGTTTGGTTTTTCTTCCTGCCTTGGCTTCATGCGGCGTTTGGCAGTTCATATAATGCCGGTCTTTCCCGGCTGTCAGCTAAGGAAAAGTATGGAGAGAAAA